ATCCTTGTCAGAAATCGCCATGGGCGCCGCGAAGGAAGCCGGGGAGGCGGTCGCCGCCCTGATCAAGGCGGGTAGCCAGCCTGACAGCCCTGCGGCGCGCCGCGAGGCCAAGAAAGAAGTGCAGGAAGCAATCGAGACCCTGACCGAGGGCCTTGCCACCATCGAACGCGCCGAAAACACGGGAGGGACCCAATGAGCGGCGAAGGCCATCTACAATCGCGGACGCTGATCCATGCGCCGCTGGAATTCCGCATGCGATCGGGCGGCACCCAGGCGAACCGCGCCTTTGTGCTGTGCCCCAAGTGCGAGGCGCCCGGCTTCGTTCGCCGCAGCGAGCGGATCACCGCCACGGTGAAACACCTGCACTGCCACTGCACCAATACCGGGTGCGGCCACACCTGGCTCAACGAGCTGACCTTCGTGCACAGCTTCAACCCTGGCCTGATCGACCGCCCGGACCTCGATTTGAAAGTCTGCCCGCGCGACCAAGTGCCCCACGTCATGCCGCCGGAAAAGGGCGAGGATGACAGCCAGATGAGCATGTTTACCGGCTGATCCGGCCGGGCGCTCGCCCGCCAGCCACCCACACGACCGAGAATTTTTCAACGGCGATTTCGCCGGAGGGGGACCTATGCCCAGCGCACACTGCGCCGCCAGCCAACGCGCCCTGCCCACACCGGGCAGGATTTCCTTTGACCACGCCCTGCGCCTAACCGCCCCAGCCCTCAATGCGGCCGAGCGGGCCTTTCTCGCATCGGTCGCCGGCTTTGCCGAACTGCAGTTTTGGGCGCCTGCCGCCTATGTCGACATCGAGGGCGCCCCCTTCGGCGAGGGCGAGGGGCTGGTGACATACACCGATGCCGCCTGGAAGCGCGCGCTGCAAAAGCTGACCCGCGAGCCAATGCGCCAAAGCAGCGCCAGATTTGCCCTCACTCCCGCTGGCCGTGACCTCGTGCTGCGCACCTGCCAGCTGATCGAGGGCCGCGCCGCGTGAACCTCGAAGCCGAAATCTTGAAGGGCCTGCAGGCCCAATACCAGTTCCGCAAAACCAAGGGTTCGTGGCTGCAAGAAGGCACCTGCCCCGCCTGCGGCAAGCGCGAAGCCTTTGCCGCTGCCAAGGATCCGAAGATCGTGCGCTGCGGCCGGCAGGACCGCTGCGGGTGGGAAATCACCGTGCGCGATGCCCTGCCCGATCTGTTCGAGGATTGGTCCAAGCGCTTCCCCGAAACCGAGGAAAACCCCACCGCCACCGCCGATGCCTATCTGCAGCACGAGCGGTCCCTCGATCTGCGCCTCCTGCGCGGCAGCTATACCCAGGAACTCTACCGCGATCACAAGACGGGCCACACCTCGGCCACCGTCCGTTTCGCCGTGGGCGATACCTATTGGGAACGGCTGATCGACCGGCCGGGCCGGTTCGAGAAGAAGGCCCACTTCCGCAAGGGCGGCACTTACAAGGGCCACTGCTGGATTCCGCCGCGCCTCTCGATGGAAGAGATCGCCAAGGCGGAAGAGATCCTGATCACCGAGGGCATCTTCGACGCCACCGCCCTGTGTCAGGTGCGCAAGGTGGCGGTTTCGGCCATGTCCACCAACAACTGGCCCGAACACTTCCTGGCCGATCTGCGCGTGGAGCTGGAGCGCATCAAGCGCACCACGCGCCCCCGCCTTGTCTTCGCCTTCGACGTTGGCCGCGCCGGCGTCGAATACACCATCAAATATGTGAAGCGCGCCACGGCCGAGGGCTGGGACGCCAGCGCCATGCAGGTGCGCCCCGATGGCGAGGGCACCAAGAAGGACTGGAACGACCTTCTCAAGGAACACCTCGACTGGGCGGGCGACAAGGAAAAGGCCCCGCTCTCCGACTGGGCGTTCGAGCAATATGCCTACAACGGCGCGATCACGATCGCGGAGACCGCCCGCGACAAGGCCCGCCTGATCGCGGATCATAAGCAGGCAGTTTCCACGTTCGAATTCCGCCACAAGAACCGGCTGTGGTCCTGCAAGGTCTCTTTCGACGAAGAGACCCAGAAGCGCCGCATCGTGGTGGAGGAAATCGCCAACTGCGCGTTCCGCCTGCTTTACCGCGAACGCGACGAAATCGCGGACGAAACCTCGTACTTCCTGAACATCGATTTCCCGTTCGAGGACCGGCCCGTGAAGGCCCGGTTCTCGTCTACCGCCTGTGCCAACAGCGGCGAATTCAAAAAGCGCATGATGGCATTCGCCGGCATGTGGAGCGGCAGCGGCGAGCAGTTGGACCGGATGATGCGGGCGCAGACCCGCAATTTGAAGGTGGTCGAGCCGATATACTTCACCGGCTATTCCGCCGCGCACCGCGCCTGGCTGCTGGGCGATTTGGCCGTGCGCGAAGGCCGCGTGGTGGAGATCAACCGCGAGGCCTATTTCGATTTCGGCAAGGCAGCGGTGAAGCCGCGCAGCAACGAGCGCCTGCTCGATATCGAGTATGACCCGGAGCGCCTCGATCTCGCCTGGGTGCCCGATTTGTGGACCGCCTGGGGGCCAAAGGCCATGGTCGGCCTGGCCTTCTTCGTCATGTCACTTTTCGCGGTGCAGATCCGCCAGCGCGAAAAGTCCATCGGCTTCCTCGAGATCACCGGCCAGCCCGGCTCGGGCAAATCCACCCTGATCGAGTTCCTGTGGAAGCTGCTCGGCCGCAGCGGATACGAAGGGTTTGACCCCAACAAGGCCACCCCCGCCTTCATCGCGCGCAGCCTGATCAAGGTTGCCAATCTCCCGGTCGGCCTGATCGAAAGCGGCCGCCAGGATGACAAGCGCACCGGTGGTCGCCAGTTCGACCACAACGAACTGCTCGTGCTGTTCAACGGACGTTCGCCGCGCGGCACGGGCCAGAAGAGCAACGGCGTCGAAACCAGCGAGCCGCCGTTCCTGGGCACGATCTACCTAGTTCAGAACGAGAGGATCGACGCGATCCCCGCCGTGCTCGAGCGCCTCATGTCGATGGAAATCGACAAGGCCGGGCGCAACGAAGCGACCCGCGCCGCCGCGATCCGCCTCGAGCAATGGCCGATGGAGCAAGTTTCCGGCACCATCGTCCATGTCGTGCGCAACGAGGCCAAGTGGCTCGAGCGCTATTTCGCGCGCTCCGAATTCCACGAACGCGACATGCGCACCCGTGTCGAAGGTCTCCACAACGACCGCGTCATCAAGAACCATCGCCAGTTGGCGGCGGCGGTCGAAACTTTGCCGGCGCTGTTCCCCGCCATCCGCCCGGAATGGGTCGCAGAAACGCTCTCGCTGATCGAGGCGCTCGCGCTCGATCGTCAGTTGAGCACCGGCGGCGACCACCCGACCGTGGCTGATTTCTGGGAGAAGGTGGATTACCTGCTCGCCCGCGAAAAGCCCGATGACCACCCCGGTGGCAAATCGCTCAACCAGCACCGCAACCGCGATCAACTGATTGCGATCCAGCTGCCCGAGTTCGAAGCGCGCTGCCGCAACGCGGGCCTTTCAGTCCCCAACGTCGACCAGCTCAAGAAGCTGCTGCGTGGCAGCAAGAGCCGCAAATTCGTGGACCGCAAAAAGGTCAACAACCCCGCCGGCCACATCGTGGGATGCTGGGTCTTTGAGCAGCCCGCCAAGGCGGAGCGCATCATATGACCTGGGCCGAACAGGAATTCCGCGTCTGGCACGGCATCCAAAGCCCGGAGCCGCCCGCCGCCGCATTCGACTATGCGGAAATCCGGCAGATGGCCCAGCGCATGCTGGAAACCCGCCGCACCCGATTTCCCCAGCTGGTGGCCAAGGGCCGCATGTCGACCGTCGATGCCGAGGCGCAGATCGCAACGTTCGAAACGATCGTCGCTGAATGGCACTGGATGGCGACGGGCGAAGGTGCCCCGGCATCGGCCGAGCATCTCCCTGCCATGCGCGAGGCGCTCGACCAGAGCATCGCCACGATCGCGCAGATTGCCCGCGAAGATCGCGGCTTCTCGGCCGAGCTGGCCGCCCAGGCCGAATGGGTGATTG